GTTGTGAGAATTCTAACAACATATCAGCTACAACATTTGATTCTAAACCATCGATATCATCAAGAGCAGCAGTTCTAATTGGGAATTGAACATTCAAATCTTGCAATGTTAATTGCCAAATGTTTGTATCCAAGCTATTTGGGTTTGGATGTGGGCTAGATGTGTTGTTATTAATACCATAACCCCACCAAGCGCCTGTGTTACCTGTTTTTGCTCTGAATTGGTAAGTAGCACCATCAGTTGCAACAGAACGAGATACACCACGCATTGGGTTAGCAAGTCTTAATGCAAAGAATACAGGATCATAAGCAGTTCTACCGCCCACGCCTGCACCACCACCAATACCAGCTGGGTTACCAATTGATGAAGCTTCTTTCATATAAGCATCATATTGACCAGCATCTTCGAACATTTTAAGTTCTTTTTCAACTTTCATACCGCTTTCATAGAAGCCTTTTAATTGTTCTTTAACAGAACGATTAACTTCTTGAGCAACAGTTTTGTAAGTTTTGATTAATGGAGTAGCTTCTTTGATTGAAGCAACTTTAGCTTCAAGAGATGCAACTTTTTCTTCAAATGTTACTGCTTTTTCTTCAAAAGCTTTTGTAGCTTCCGCTAATTTAGCATCAACTTCAGTCTTAACAGATTCAACTGCTTCAACTTGAGCTTGCTCAATAGCGTCTAACTTTTCGATAATTTTATCTGACATGATTTATCCTTTAAGACGATTATTTAAAATTTTAAGCAATTCTCTTTCCGCAAAAGCGTTAAGAATTTTTTGCTCATCTACCACCGCATCAGCATCACTCTGAATAGGTGCTTTTTCATCAATGATTTTAGGCTCATCACGAGTTTCTATAACCTTTTTGAAAATTGAAGACGCGGTGGTCGCATCTTTTCTTGAAAGTTTTGCATCACGCAATGCTTTCTCGATTAGTTTTAAGTCTAAAGAACCATCAGCTCTAAAGCACTCTAATTTCGAGATATTGCATTCTAAATTGTTAGGTTGCATAACAATTGATACTTCTCTTAAACCGCCTTTAGTAATTTGGAAGAAACCATCTTCATCAGCGCCTACTTCCATACCTTCAGCATCAACCATTGCATATTCATCAGCATAAGCGCCAACAGATACACCGCCAACCATAGCTGGACTTTCTTTCATAATAGTATATAAGTCTTTACCAGCCGTTGTATTAGTAAACAAACGACCTTTTGCATCCATACCTTCATCAGTAAATGAAAACTCTTGCCATTCACCTACAGGCATTGACATATCATTGTGTTGAAAATACATTGGAAGGGGTTTACCTGATTTTGCGAATTCATCCGCCCATTGAGCAAAGCCTTCAGCTTTATAATTAAATTTACGACCATCAGCACCTTCGCGAGCGCCCCAAGTCGTTACAGTAGCTTCAATTTCGCCACTACCGCCTTCAGCTTCATCGGCTTTGACACCTAGAGCAACTTTTGATTCAAATAGAAACTTAATATCTTTAGTCATTTATTGGAACTCCCTTTGATTTCATCCCGTTAGTTTCAACAGGTTTAGGTTTGCGCTTTTTAGCCTGTTGGGTTAATTTGTTGAGCAACTCTTTTAATGTCATTAGGCTTTACCTGCCTGACCTGTTTTGCCAACGCTAGAAGTATTGCCACCGCCACCTGTATCTTGAGGTGTAGTGCCACTTATAGGTTTAGCTTGTTTTGATGTATCTTTTAATTCGTCTGCGCCTTGCAAGTTTTGTTTGCCTAGATATTCTCGCGCTTCATTAGGTGTCATTATACCACTATTCACACCTGCTACTGCGTAATTCATTTGATCTAGTGGTGCGCCTTTTAAAAAATCTTCAGTTTGGAATTGAATACAAAGATTTGGATAACCAGCAAGAAGACTTGCTTTAAATTTTTGTTCAATATTAGTAATTAACGGACACATTGTTGATTTATAGAATTCATCAAGCATTGTTTGTGTATTGTTATACTTTTGATCTGCAATTCCAAGCATAGCAGGTGGCACTCCAAACAATCCGCAAATACGCTTCATAGTTTGTTCTTTTAATGCTCTTGCATCCGCATCTTGAAGTGTAAGCATATTGAGTGGCATATATTTCATGCCATTATCTAATAACATGCCTTGACCTGGTTTAGATAGATCAGTAGAGCGAGAACCTGTTAAAGATGTCCAAGCTTCTTTAAGTCTTGCGGCAATTTCTTTAAATTTAGCATCAGGAATTACTTGGTCTGTAACAAACATACCTGAAGGTTTAGCTCCATTAAGCATAATAAAGTTTGCATAAAGATCAATATCTTGATCTAAAGATACTAATTCGTTACACAAAATACCTTTATTAAAACCAGCACTACCTTGCCAAGCCATTTCACTTGCATGAATAACTTGGAAATATTCTAATGGTTCATCTTTATTAAAACCATAAGTGCTAGTCGATAATCTATAAGTAGGATAACGAGTAGGAGTGATTTGAGCGGTTATTAAAGTTGAATCCAATAGATACATTTCCATTGGTGTTAGCGTAGAGTTTGTTTGCTCTTTGCGCCATAAAGCAGTAAATGTTTCACCTGATAAGTCATACCACATTGACCATTGATACCAAAATTCGTATGCAGATTGATAATTATTAGGATTAGTTAATAAGTTATAAACTGCTTTAGCTTTAGCTTTATCGCGAGTTGAAACATTTGAATCTGTTACCGCATCTACTAATTTACCATCATCGCCATAAGCCATGATTTTAATGGGCAATTGAGCTAATGCACGAGCTTTAGCATTGACACAAGCCATAACAGTAGAGTTACGGGATAGTGTGGACATATCCAATACTCGACCTGCGGTATTAACGGATGATGTCGTTACATATAATAATTGATTAGAAGATTGAACTCCTTGAGCTTTAACATTGCGGAGTATGTTGTTACCGAGGGCAGTTTGACCAAAAAGAGTATTACTTTCTTGCGCGTTTTGATTTGGTTTTCTTTTGAATATATCTAGTATAGCCATGTTTTTCCTTTATATGCTTCTAAATCCAAATGATGTAGAAACCAATGGATGATCTAGTGAGCAGTGCATCGCAATAATAAGCGCTATTATACCATCAACCTTGGCTGACTTATCTGCTTCATTCTTGCGAATTTTAATATTGCCATTGACATCGGTATAAACTTCACAGTTACCTAATTGCCAACCCACAAATGGATTTCCATTGTGTTTGATAGCGTTTTGCATGATGAGCTTTTCAACATGCTTGGATGGGTTATTTAAAACCGCCATGCCTTGTCCAACTTTTTTAACAGGGATACTATTATCGTGTAGTCGAGCAACTAAAGAAGCCGCATTGTAAGCGTCATAGCCTACTTCTTTAACATTGTATAAAGTAGCTTGTTGTTTTATATATTCGGAAATCTCTCGATCATCCATAACATTGCCTTCTGTGATATGCAATATTTTAGATTGAACGGCTTGGTCAAATATACCACGATAATGAGTTGGAATCAAGGATAACGCTTCTTCAGGCAAAAAGAATTTGAAATCAGCATAATAATCTTCGGAAGCATATCGTTTTAAAGTGCAAACTGCATTTAAGTCGCGAGTTGCCGCCAAGTCAAATCCAATAAACACTTCTTCAGGATCAGCTTTATCTTCGCCTATAGACTTATCCCAATAATCGCGATCAATCCATGCAGTGTTAGCGGATACATATACATTAAGAGTTTTGCAAAGAAATTCATTTAATGCTGGTGGTTTAAGTTTAGCTTGTTCGCATCGTTCTTTAATAGCTTCTTGATAAACTGATATGCCGTGCATAGGATTAGCTTTAGCCCAAGTTGTTTCATCTTTCCAATTGTCTTGCGGATCAAGTCCATATAACAAACCAAACCAATGAGGATTGTCAGGAGCATCGCCATTAAGCATTGTTTCAAGCGCAGTTAAGTCTTCAAAAAACTTTGTATCTTTAGTAAATGATGCGGTAGTAATATAAATTCTTAAAGGATTCTTTCGGGCAACCATGCCTGAAAATATAACCTCAATAGAGTTACGATCAATAATCTGTGCGGCTTCATCTATAATGGCGCAACTTGCATTCTTACCATCGCCTGATTTTTTATTGTCGCGAGATAAAGCGCGGAACATAGTTTGACTATCATTAGCTTTGCCAATCTCATATTTGCTTACTCGATACCATGCTTTAATTTCATCAGGCATAGATTCAACCATTGAGCGAGCCGCATCAAAAACAATAGTTGCTTGTTCTCTATTAGTTGCAAGTGTAAAGACTTCAGCACCAGCTTCATTGAATGCTAATTCATATAAACCTATAACTGCGGTAAGAGTTGATTTGCCAGCTTTGCGAGGAATGAAAACAATGACATCGGTGGTCATTCTTTTTTCATGGTCTTTCTTATGGCGAAAACCATAGATACCACAAATAAGTAAAACTTGGAAAGGTTCAAGGACTATTGGCTTTCCAGCATCAGGTCCTTTGGTGTGTTTAAGAACAGATACAAAATCTAATACATGCTCAACATATTCAGGAAAGAACTCATATTCCCAATGCTTGTCTTCCATAAAATTGAGGAAACGCTGACATGCTAATTTTATATTATTGCAAACTTCAATATTGCCCTTAACTACATCTTGAGCATATTGAACACCTATAAGAAAACTCATCTTTTAACTTGTGGTCCTAACATTAGCTTTCCTAATATTGAACTTGGCATTGAACTAGTTTTAGCAAGCCTAGATTTTGGAGTAAGTCCAAGCTCATTCATTAAAAGAATAATTTGCTTGAGAGCTTCTTTGCGAATAGATACATAGGGCGATGGACCAATAGTCTTTCCATCATTAAAGGTTGTTACTAATCCTTCAACGGCAATATGACGATTGCAATCAACATAGGTATCAATCTGATCTGTCAGCATAGTTAAGACATGGCGCTCTTGATCCGAACCTATGCCATAAACATCATAAAGATATTCAGAGGTTTCATCATAAAATCTTTTTTTGCTCCAGGCTTCAGGATTGTCCATCCACTCTGATTCAGGAATTCTTCGCTTCACCGATTCGGGAAGGAGCGTTCCCATTTTTTCGCCTTTAGTTCCATGGATTAGATGGACTTCGGCTGGTATCCTTGCAGTCATTTGATACACCCCCCTTTAAAAACCCAATTTGCGAAAGATTGGG